GGTTCATTAGGTATTAGAAAAACAAATAATACTATAGATTTTGGTACTGATGGTTACCTGCTTTCTTCTAAAGGATCAGCATTATCACCCGTATGGATAGATCCTGATACAGTAGGGTTTCCATCTGGTACTAGAATAACATTTAACCAGACAGCTGCACCTACTGGTTGGACTAAAGATACTTCTAACAATAATGCTGCTCTTAGAGTAGTTTCAGGTTCTGTTACAACAGGTGGATCAGTAAATTTTACGACTGCATTTACATCACAGTCTGTTAATGGCACTGTTGGTGCAACAGCTATTACTAAAGCCCAGATGCCAGTACATAGACACACAGGTTTTAATGCTGTATACGGGGCCGGTGTATCAGGTCATGGAAATGTCAATACAACAATGCGGGACTATGACGGTGATAGAGGTAAGGTTTTCAGAGACATAAAAGTATTAGTGCATGAAGGTGGTGGTCATACCACAAAAGCATCAACAACAGATAGATCATTAGGTCCAGATGGTTACTTGTTCATAGATAATGAGGGTAGCGGAGACACACATACTCACACATTTACAGGTACTTCAATTAACTTAGATGTAAAACATGTAGACGTTATTATTGCCCAAAAGAACTAAGTGAAAGGTATTTTATATTATGCAGATTGAAAATGGAACATTTTGTCCATTAATTAAAAAAGATTGTATTGGATTAAAGTGTAATTGGTTTATAAATGTAAGAGGTATGCATCCTCAAACAGGAAAAGAAGTAGACGAGTGGGATTGCACACTAAAATGGCTACCAATGCTTTTAATTGATAATACCCAACAGGTAAGGCAAGGTGCAGCTGCTACTGAAAGTTTTAGAAACGAGATGGTAAAGTCAGCAGAAGCAACAATACATACAATGGTTGCAATTGCAAACCATCAAACAGAAACACCTATGAGACTAGTAGATAGTAGAACAGAAGATAACGAAGATGTCAATTAAAACTAACCTAACAGTCGACCAGGGTGCTAACTTTATTTACAATGTATATCTCGTTGATGTTGATGGCAATCCTTTTGATATTACCGGCTACTCTGGCAATGGTCAGATTAGAAGAACGTATACTTCTAACTCCTATGTCACGATGAATGTTGCCATAACTAGTAATACAGGTCTAATATCTCTAACAATGAATGCAACTACTACATCAGAATTATCTTATAATAGATATGTTTATGATGTTGAATTGGCAAATAATAATGTCGTTTCTAGAATAGTAGAAGGATTCATTACAGTTAATCCTGGAGTAACACGTTAATGCGTGATGGTAAGATAACTGTAGAAAAGGTTAGTGGTATCTTAATAACACTAGCAAGAACTGCACCTATCCAAACAACATTAATTGTTAAAAAAAATGGTGGTATTATTGAGACGTTATCTGTGCTTAAGCAAGAGGCAACAAGTCTTCTAGGAACAACACCTACCGTTCCTAGAGACTCACCTACAGTTCCTAATTACTGAATAACTTTATATACGTACGACCCAGTATGGTCACATAATATAGAAGTATCAGCATAAACCTCAAAACCTTTGTTGGCTGCTTTCCTGCAAAAGTCTAGATCCTCTGAGAATGTCTTACTATGGTCTAGAGAAGACTTGTATTCAAATTGTGGATATCCAATGTCTACAAATACATTCTTCTTAATTAGTACACAACCAAATCCACAAGCACCTACTTTGACTAACCCTTGATCTTTCAGTCTATCAAAAGGTATATGGGTGAATCCCCCTGTCAAATTTGTCTCAAATATCTCAAGCACATGCCTATCAGCAAATCTTTGAATATACATTCCTGATACTATATCTTTATCATGAGCTAATAGTTTGACTAATGTATCTCTAGCAAATGATATATCATAGTCAACTGCAAACATATAATCAAAATCACCCTTGACCATCCAATCAGCCATTAGGTTTCTAACCTGATCTACATTATAGCCATAAAAGTATTGGAAAGTGGTATCGTATCCTTCTGGTATAATTAGATCATAGATTGATTTAAATGTTTGAGTCTCAATGTTCTTTGCAGTAGGAATACCAATAAGGATTTTCTTTCTCGTCATTACTACAGCACTTTCTTTCATGATATTTTTTACAACCATTTCTTTTGTTTGAACCATTTCTACATTCATAGGACCTGGTGTAGTATTTACTTCTATCTTGTTTATTTGGATCTTTGCATCGCCAGTAATCTTGCTTGCCGTTTTATTCTGTATGTCACTATTAAC